TGAACAGAATCTTTATTGAAATAAAGACGGTAGGTTGTCCAGCCAGCTAGAATCACAGGTAGTGTTAAGACTAAACCTCTAATGAGAGGGTGTTTAAGTCTTTGACTTTGAATTCTACTACCAAGGTCTGAAAAATAACGTACGACATTTTCCCTTTCTAATTTAACCTTTTCTTCGAAAGTAAGAGCTTGACAAGAAATATTTTCGCGTAACTTTTGCAGATAGTTAAGGGGTGTATCTATCCTCTTCTTAATTGGAGCAACTACTCCATTTAAAGTGTTTGAAACACAATCCTTGACCGAACCAACAACAATTTCACGTACTACACTTGAGGGTGAATTATTGTTAAACCACTTGGATGCTCGATAAGCGGCTAGTGAAACACAACACAGTGTAGTGATACATGCTGCCTTGAGCGCAACATCACAAATTTCACTTGCATATGTAGTTTGAGCTTCACATTTGCAGAAATCTGAAAAAGCAAAACAAACTTCACAAAAATTTAGTTCTTGACCTTCACATTCGCAGTCATCTAAATCAGCAGAACAAACGTCACAAAAATTTAGTTCTTGATCTTCACATTTGCAGTCATCTGAAACAGCAAAACAAACTTTACAAAAATTTAGTTCTTGATATAACTGACGTGACATCATAACTTTATTTTGAATTTCAAAATGTTTTGCAGATTCTTTAGCTAAGAATGCTATTAGTTGATGAATATTCAGTTGAGGATGAATACACACAAACTTCGGAGTCTGAGTATTACCCGTACATGCAGCTTCAACCTTCTCAACGTCGAATAGCCAGGCATCAGGAATACCTTCATTGGGAGCGGGCATTTTAGATGGGTCTAGCATTCGCATGAAACCATTATCACGCGGACGAGTACTAAACTCTGGTCTAACTGTGACAGTAATTGTATAATTGAAACGACGAGAAATGGAGAGCGTGTTACAGTAATAACTCATGGCATTAAGCTGCTTTTGATTGGTAGTCCCCATTACGAATTTGGGTCGCAAAGGGGTCTTTCCTTTATCAGCTAAATCAGCTTGAGGTGGGACAAAAGCAGTATTGTTTATAATTTGAATGATTTCATTCATACTAGGATCATCCTTTAAATCAGGATGTCTTGCTGCTATATCATCAAGGACCATAAACCAAACAGCAGATGTAAAACCGGAATAATATTCATCTGAAAAACATCTGGTGTAGCGATATTCATCACCGCTAGGCAAATTATGGATATTTGCCATTGCATAGAATAATAGATCAGCTAAGGTAGATTTACCTAAACTTGATCCTCCATACAACAAGAAAGAGAAAGGAGCTTCTCTTGTTTGACGAGCTGCTTTCTTAGTCAACTCATTAGCTTCAATCAAACGCACCTCACTCAAGAGGCGTTTAACAGTAACCACAGCACTTCGATCTAAGTCTTGTGCATAGCGAATAATATTTTCGCCTTGTTCAACTGCAACGCGTATGCGCTCAATATAACTGTGATATTCTACACCACATGCACCAGGGTTATGCATCTTCATAGCATCTTCTTTGATTTGGAAAATATCATCAGCCCATCTCCCATATGAACTAGCATTATGCAGTAAGGGTGACCAGGAATTAGTTAAGTAACAATCATATATTCTTTCTAAAATGTATGAGGTTCCGTCCAAGATGGACATGACAAATCCATATTTAGAGGAGTGTTGTTTCTTACTAGCTTCGACTTCAGCTTTTGAAAACCAAAATTGATCATATGTAATACCCATTTTATCTAAAATAGAATAACTGAGTAGGTAATGAAAAAGAGATCGTAATTTGATTAACAGGGGATGTGACCAGTGCTGCTCGGTAGAGGAAATAATTTTTCTAAATTCAATGAAAGGATTGTAGTCAGATTGGACTTCCCCATCATTGTTTTGTGTAAGAATTGCTATAAGTTCTGAAGCTTTATCAAATAAATTCAAAGCCAAAGAAGCAATGGATTTCTTTGTAAAGGCAATCCAAAACTGAGAAAGAGCCAATACAATGTCTTCAACATCTCTGGCTTTTTTAAGAGTCTGGATGACCAAGTAAGTTGCCTCATTTGTTCTCCAAAAATCAGATTCGAAAATCTTTTGTAAATTGGGAAAATTTGGGGATTCATAATTCAGTTCATGTAGAGAAAGATCTCCTTTGCTGAAATCATGAGAATGCAACATAGGTTCAGGTATATCACCATGCTCTGATGATGTAAAAATCTGTTCTTCAATTTCAGAATCAGTCTGAATAACACTATTAAAAGTATTAACGTCATGATTGCGAGATATATTGTGAAGAATCTGAAGTTCTACCTGAGTGAAATCGAAATAAATATTATATTTATCTCTGTGGATGGTGGGAGAAATTAATTTCTCCCTGAGGGTGGAAAATGTAGAAACATTTTTCACCCAGCTGGTGCGTTTTTTGTAAAAACGCACCTTGCGTGCGTACTTTGTCACATGGGAACGAATTCCATGTTTAGGTGCGCACCACTTTGTTTCAGTGAAACAAAGTACTCTGTTCTGATTCGAACGAATCAAATCAGAACAAAGTCTTCTAAGCATAAATGCATAGGGTAGCGTGTAGATCACTCGATTGGACATGATCTTTTGGACAAGACGTTGAGATTGGTTAAGTTGGTAAATCATTCTGGTCGTGTCTGTGTCTTAGGTTTTATCAACATCGCTTCCACCTCCGACATAAGGGTTGAGAGTTCCTTAACTCACAAGCACCACTCGACTTTACGTGTGGGGTATAATGAAAAACTGTGGATCTATTGGGACAATATGGAGTACTAAACGTC